CACGTTTATAGCCAAAGTTAGCACTTTTTGTAACAATGTCAACTACGATAGTAACTGAATTTGTATAACCTGCTTTACCTTGCTCTTGTGCCGATGTTCTTCCTGTCATTACAATATACTCATTAGGTGCATTATCAGGCGCTAACCCATCATAAATTGGTAGGCTTGTTGCAGTTCCTAAATGGGTATAAAACCATTTCTTTATTTCTATATTAGGGTTAAGCATTTAACAAATCTTTTAATCGTTTAATAAGTTTTGGTTTCTCTGCATCAAAAGCTGGTCCTAAAAATGGTCGTGGAGCAAGTCCTTTTCTTAATATGCTTCTTGCAATTAAATATGCTATGCTTTTGTCATTTTTACCATTACCAATTCCTTTTCTTTGCACCCACAAAGTTAATGCTAAAACCATATCCGCAAACTTGCCACCACCTTTGTATTTGCCTTGAAATTCAGGAAATGTAGCTGGAACATTTGCTTGTGGTCCAGTGCCAAATTCCATAAATGGTGCGTAAGATGCTCTTGCTTCAACACTATATGTCAATTCGCTATCTTTTGTTAATGCTATTGAGTTTCTTAATTGTCCAAAGTTTACAGGTGCATTTCTTTTAGCATCCGTTAATATCTTTAATGAAGATGCGTTAATTTCATTTGAAACTTCCACCTTTAAAGTATTATCCAAGTTCTTTAATAAACCTTGAACTTCCTTTAAACCATTTAAGTTTACTACAAATGCCATTAGTAATACATTTCAATTTCAAAGAATCTATGAGCATTATCCACATCTTTTATTGAGTGAATCGTATAGGTATCGCCTTCCACTTCCAATTTGTACATATCCGTAATTGTTATATCCCAACGAATAAACAACTTTGCAAATCTTGTAAAACTTAATTGAGATTCTTGCAACGACCTATTTTGCGGTTGTGGTCTAAAATCCCCCCAAGTAGTCGTTTGCAACGTATATGTCGTAGTGTACCCACCTTGCCCATCGCTTACGCTTGTTGGAGCATAAACGTTTACTAATCTAGTCATAGAATTAGCATCAACATAATTATCCTTGTGAAGTCCTATTCTCATATTATAAAATTGGGGATGTTCTTGTCCATCTTTGACATACTCGCCACGTTTTCTCACAAATACCTAAATCGTTGACATCCATACCTCTATTTTCGTAGCCGTAGTTTATTTGGTCTAAAATAGCAATTTTAATTTCTTTTGGTACTGTTGCAAATCCTGTTCTATAAACCGCCACCATTTCATTAAATGCTGGATAGTTTAATTGCGGATATTGACCACCGATTAATTTATAATCAGCCGATTCAATTACGTTTCCGTTATTATCGGTTAGGCTTGTAAATGACACCACTGGTCCAAAAGGCAACTGAAAGTTTGCTGCTGCATTAGTGAACCAAACAGTAGCCGTTTTAGGTGTAATACTTAAGCCTGAAGCCTTTTCTACGGCTTGTCTTGATTGAGTGATTAATTCAGCGAATAAATCATCTTCAACGCTATTAGTAACACGGCAATATTGTTTTGCTTCGGCAACTGTAACAGGTTCGGTTATAACTCCGTAATCAACTAATGTGTGGTCTATAATGAAATTATACATAATTCCTTTTTTACAAATTTACGTTTATTTTAATAAAAAAACCCCTACCGAAGTAAGGGTTCTTTTTTTATGCTAAATATTCAATTAAGCAACGTTGCCTAAATCAGCAAAAATAGCTGAAGCAGTTTGCATTAAGTTAACATCTTCGTAGCACTCAATACGTGCAGTAACCATATTTTGTTGGAAGTTACTTGCATTCTCATAAGAGAACTCAATAGCTAAACCTTCAACTTCAACACGCTCACAATAGTTGTTATCCAAGATTAACACCTTGTCATCAGCTACCCAAGAAGCAGCGATTACAGGTACACCCCAAATAGTGATACCACCATTAGGATTTACGATAACAGAACCAGAACCAGCATAGTAACCATTGCTGATTGTTTCTTTTAATAAACGACCCATTTGAGTAGGACTTACAACTGCAAAAGAAGCAACATAGTTAGCAGTCTTTTGGTTTCCGATATAATCAACTAATTGCTTTAAGTCAATTGTTTCAGAAGTTGTTGTAGAACCAGTTGCAGCAGTAGATACTGTTGTATAGAAAGCACTATTCTCTGCTTTGTAAAAATCTCTAGTTAACATTCTTGGTAAAGTTGTACTTAAGAATGGTAAAGATTTTGCCATTTGCTTTGAGAAAGTAGAGAAACCAGCGATGTAATCGTTTACAACTTTAACTTCGCTTAATGCGTAGCTGTTTTGTCCTTTATCAGAACCTTCAGTTTGAGCAGCGATGTTGTTAGTTGTTGCAGTTTCCTTATAGAAAACATATAAACCACTTGCACTACGTACAGTTGGAATTAAATCACGGAAGTTAACCGCTTGGCTTGGCAAGATAGCAGCATTAGGTGCGTAACTAGCTTGAGCATCTCCTGTTAAAGAACCTGACAAAGTCATAGTCTTAACATCGGATAAATCTAAACGGAATTTACCGCCAGACTTCATTTCTTTTTCCATTGCATCCATTTTGCCGTCAAGTTTTTCCATAATCACTTCATCCATAAACTTAACTTCACGCTTTGCAGCTTTCTTTTGAGCAACTAATTGTGCGTCAATTTGCTTTTGCATTTCATCTTTTACAACACTGATTTCAGCTTTTACTGAATCAATTTGAGCAGAAATGTCGGATTTGATTCCTTTTACATTCTCTGCCATTTCATTAATTAAATTTTCCATTTTTACTTTTTAAATAAGTTATTAAATTGTGCTATTGCTTTAAGGACTTTTTCTTCTTCATCATTTTTCACTTCTTCGTTTGTCGGCTGCGGTGCTTCTGCGGTCGCAGTGATTTCTTTTACGATTTCAATTTCTAATAATTCAGATTGAATCCTTTTTATTTCTATCTCCATTAAAGCAAAGGTTTCGTCTGTGAAACGACCACCTTTAAATGCTTTAAGAAGTTTCTCTAGCCTTGTTGCTAATTGTTCTTTCTTTACTTCACTCTTAACTGAAATAGTAGGGGTTTCAGGGTTTGCTGCCCATAATACCGCACTTCCTTCGTAAAGTTTAAGTTCAGTAATGGTTCTAACACCATCTTTGCCTACGCTTGAATTTATTGTAGTAAATCCAATTGAGTGTTGGTTGATTAAACCAGCATCATACATTTTTAAGATATCTTCTCCTGTTTCAGTCATTACAATTGGAGTGATAGCAATAAGCATATCGCCTTCAACGTAAAGTTGTTCAGGTTTACCGATAACGGCTTCCATTTCAGCACAATGGTCAACTAAAGACCATATTAAGTTTTTACCTGCTGGACCACGCTCTTTTAACGTTTTAGTAAATGCTTCAGGAACGATAATATCGTTGTCTAAATCAACGTTTCCAGTTCTTGCCCATACGGCTTTTACTCTGCGTTGGTCGGTATCAACATCCATTACTTCGTAACCAATGTCTTGCTTTTCAACAACAACATCTTTATTTGTGTATGTTTTCATATTAACAAAGTTATAATTTTTTTTATTATTGTAATAGTTGTGCAATCATATTTCCAATCTGCATACCAACGACATTTGTAAGGTAATTCCAAATCATACCAATTCTCCCTTGCGGTGGTTGTGATTCGTAAGTAATTAATTTGCCTCTTGCATCTCTTACGGCTTCATAACCCATAGTACAACGGCAGTTACAAACTTGAGACAAAGGTGCTTTTGAATCGCACGGATGGTCCATTAAATCAAATCCTGTTTTATAATCTTTTACCTTGAATTGTTGCTCCATTGGTATCTTAACTCCATCCATATGCAAATGGTCAGTTTGGTCTATTGGTTGCCTTCTTGTTCTAGCATCTTGAGTTGAAATCCATTCTTTGTTTGTTTTTAATCCTGTGCTGATTGCTCCAACTTGACTGCCTAAATTAGCTGCCCTACCTGTTTCAGTTCGTGCAATAAGTTCGGCTCTATAATCAGTTAAACCTGATTCTTTCAATTGTTTGATAAGGTCGGTTATTGGTACTCCGTTATTCAATCCAGTTTGCATATAAGCATTAATCTGCTTTTGCGTTGTTTCGGTTATATCTTGAGCCAATGTTGTTACTCCATCCTTCTCAAGTATCTTAAGAATAGCATAAGCATACATATCAGTTGTTAGGCTTTTGACCTCAATTCTATCGTAATGCGATTTAATGCCCTTTTTAACGCTTTTAGCGGCTATTACCGCCATTTTGGTACCTAGAGCAACGTGAAGTTGCTTTATGGTCTTTTCGATGCCTTTATAGCCTATTGCGTTTAAATTTTGGGTACGGCAATATGTATCAACCTGTTTTTGCAGTTCTTTTTTGAACTTGGGCGAATAGGTTTTTAATGCGTTGGCATATAGTTTTCTATAATCTTGCCAAATCATTAGGCATCAATTTTTTCTATTAATTTACCTGCTGCGTTGAAAACATCCGTTTGACCTTGTTGACCTGCTCTTTGTCTAATGGCTATCAATCCTGCTCTATCTACGTT